AGTAAGGTGCTTTTCGGGCTAACTACTGCATACAACGAAAGGAGAAAAAGATGCCAGATTTTTGTGTATATAAAACAATTAGGAAAAGAAAAGTTTACGTCACCACTAATAACGTCATCCATAAAAGTAAAAAAGTATCTTGTTGGATGGACTTTGACCTAATTTCTTTTATAGACGGATTAGCAAAAGATTTATCTCAAACGAGGTCTAAAGTTATGGGCGATATTCTGGAAAATTTTAAGTTAGACCAAGAAATCAAACAGCGAGAATTTGAGTTGGAAGGAATTGATAACTGATTTTATAATAAAATAACTATTGCTTTTATACTGTAAATAAGTGTAAATTATAATAGGATAGTGTAAAGGATTTTGTGAACCCAAAACAAAAAATATTTTGTGATGAATATTTAGTAAGTCTTAATGCAACAGAAGCAGCAATTAAAGCAGGTTATTCTAAAAAAACAGCTCGTTCTATCGGGCAAGAAAACCTGACAAAACCTGACATTAAGAAATATATTAAAACGAAACTAAAAAGCCGTGAAGATCGCACAGAGATAACCCAAGACAGAGTATTAAAAGAAATTGCAAGGATAGCATTCCTTGATCCAAGAAAGTTTTTTGATGATAATGGCAATCTTATCCAAATCAAAGATTTAGATGATGACACAGCAGCAGTTTTAGCAGGGTTTGATATTACAGCCTATACATCTAAGGGCGAAGATGCGATGACAGAGATAACCAAAAAAATTAAACACGTTGATAAAAAAGGCGCATTAGAATTATTATGTAGGCATTTAGGAATGTTAAACGATAGAATAAATATTGAAGGAGGAATTGAAATAACAATCAATGACTTTACCGATGAAACTAATATTTAGTATTTTAATTATGCTGTTATCAATAGGTTTGCAACCGAAACAAAAAGAATTAAAACAAGCAGTTGAATATGGAGAAAATTCTTGGGTTGGTTACGGTGGTGCAAGAGGCGGGGGAAAGAGTAATGCAGTTGATGACTTAGCAATTTATTTCGGGTTCAAATATCAAACATACAGTTTAATCTTCCGCAGATACTACAATGAGTTATTAGACAACCATATAAACCCAATCTTCAAACGATACCCTTTTTTAAGAAAGTATTACAATTCTTCTGACAAAATACTTTATCATCCAACGTTAAAAGTGCCTATCATTCGTTTTGGTTATGCTGAGAACGAAGCAGATATTTATAAATTTCAAGGGCCGAGTTATCCGCTAATATTTGTAGATGAAGCCACGCAAAGCACAGAGGAAATGATTACCTTCCTTAAAACTTCTAATAGAGACCCTTACGGACAATTACCATCAGTAGCAAAGATAATCGAGACAGGCAATCCAGGTGGAGTTGGTCATACTTATTTCAAAAGAATATTTATTGATAAACTTTACAAGGATAACGAGACACCGGATAAATATTTTATTCAAGCTCACGTTTGGGATAATGTTTTTTGGTGTTTAAGAGAATTGAAACTTCAAAACCTTACAGTAAACGACTATTACCACAAATGGAGTGAACAGCAAAGAATAGATTTTACGCTAAAATATTCTGACTATGCTAAAAACCTTGCAGGATTACCAGACCAATTAAAGATGGCTTATTTGTGGGGTGATTGGAATACATTTGGCGGAATGTTTTTTAAGGGCTTTGATGTTACAACTGAATTGATAGAACCTTTTGAAATACCAACAGCTTGGGCTTTAGTCGGTTCACTTGATCCAGGCTTTGCCTCACCACTTTCATTTGGATTAACAACAAAAGATTATGAGGGCAGAATAGTTAGGATTGCTACATGGTACAACATCGATAAAATACCTAACAACGCCGCGGGGATTAAGATTTGGCTATCAAGCGAAGAATCACCTATCTACCCATATCTTAAAGGGAGGATGCCAAACTATACAGTTGCAGGTAGAGACGCATTTAGCAAGTTAGATAAAAACGCTTTACAAAGTAATGAGGACACGGTAGAAGATTATTTTAACGAAAAAGGAATTTATCTTATTCCGGGCAATGATGGTTCAGGTACAAGAATATCGAATTGGTGGAGATGGAAGTCTTTAATTCCAGATAATTATTTAATCTTTAAGAATTTTAACACACCGCTTCTTGAACAAATCACCTCAGTTGAAAGCGATGACAAAGTAGTTGAGGATATAAGAGGCAGAGGTAATGATGAATCGGTAGAAGATCACGCACTTGATGAGCAAAAACTTTCTATTGCAGCTTTAATCACACCGAAAGAAAAGAAAGAACCGGAAATAGTTGCACGACCATTCATAAGAAAACAGCAATCACAATTTAGAAAGAGTAAGTTTTGATAAAAGATGAAAATAAAAGTTTAAGCAAAAAACAACTTCTTGACGATGTAAGAGATTTAGAGTTAGAGAACAAACCAACGCCTGAGAGCTTGGCAGGTGATTTGAAACGAGCAGCACAAGGTTTAAGTTCTGAAAAACAAATTGACGAAGCATTAGACAACATTCTCGACCAAGTAAAAAGAACAGGCACAACAAGTTTACCAGAGGACAGAGTAATTCAGTTAGATGCTTTTCAGTACAGAGGTTTTTTTATACAGGTCTTTCAGTTTCAGGGAGTGCATTTTGGATGGGCAAGATTTGTTCATCCGTTAATTGCAGGTACTAAGATTGAGTTTGAGGCAAAGGGTTATCGAACTGCTCATAGTTGTGGACAATTCTTAGTAAACCTTATAAATACATTTCACAAGAGGCGAGGATGAACTTAAAAAATATTAATTCGCTGATAGATAAAACAAGAGAGATGCAGGAAGCCGAACTAAAAGAAATGGCTGAGATTGCTAAGAAGATATTATCAAGAACATACGATTGTAAGAAATGCAACGGGACAGGGAAAGATTATTGGGATGTTGACTTAGGTTTTTACAAGCCTTGTGATTGTGTGATTAAAGCGGCAAGGATTATTTATTTACAAAAGAATGCAGATAAGAACGAAACAATTTTAATGAATTAGGATTAACAATGAAAAAGAAAATTGAAGCACCGTTAAACGTTCAAGAGTTGTGTTTAATGTACATACAAAACTTTGGATATTTTGATAAACTTTGGAGAAGGGGAGAGGAAAATGAAAGATACATTTCAGCAGATCATCATACGGATGAAGATAAGCGGGATTATGCTAATGATGGTCGTTATCCTTATTCAGTAGCTTTAACAGCACAGAAAATAAATACTATTATGGCTTCTGATAAAGAAAACAGAACATCTTTTAAAGTTGAAGCTATTTCAGATCCGAACGATGAAATAAAAGCTGAGATTGCTGGACTAAGGTTAAAAAATATCGAAGCAAGATCAGGATTGAAATATATTGAGAGCGATGTAACTCTTTCCGGTGTTGGTGTAATTTATGGTGTAACTGCAATCAGAACAAAGTTAAACGATGCAGGAGATACAGAGATTTATCTTGAGGAAGTTGATTATAAAGATTTTATTTGGGATGCTAACGCAAAAACATACGAGAAACACGATGCTGTTTTTATGGCTGAGAAAACGAGGGCTTATCGTTATCAGATAGAAGCTGATTATCCAGACATTGATTTTAACAATCCAGGACTTGGCGATTGGTGGAATGGCAGAAGTTTTGTAGAATATTTTATTTCAACTAATCTTAAAATGGAATATGATTTAATCACAAAGTTTACTCATTATCAAAAAGTATTGCGTGATTATTATTGTGTATTCTTTAACGGAGAAAAAGTAGCTGAGTATAGAGACAAAGCAGATGCAGATGATATTCTTAAAAGATTAAAGATGCCATTCCTTTTACAAGGTTTACCAGAGCCTCCGGCGTTTGTTGAGAAAAAACGTAAGACTAAAATGGATAAATACGTTTTTACTCTAAATGATATTCTTGAATATGAAGAAACAGAGTTGGATTTTTTCTCTTATTCAATTTATCAAGCGTTTCAATTCAAAGATAAAATTTGGAGTATGACGGATGTACTTAAAAGCAATCAAATATTTCTTGATAGACTTGTAGCACAAATGGATTACGCATTTGGCAGAGATATCAAAGACGGCTTTGAGGTAGTTGTGCCAAAGCTTATGGATGGAATTTCAGCAGAGGAAGCAGTAAGACGAGCAAAGGCGGGTGAAGGTGTGCCTGTAATGATGGCGGGTTCAATCAAATGGATTGATAAAAATAGTCTTGATCCTAACTGGATAACTGTTTATAGCATTATGATGGATTTAGGCAATGATCTTGGTGGTGGTAGAAGTTTTGCAGGGCTTGAAGATAGTTCAGGCGAATCAGGAGTTGCAATCAGACAAAAGATGATGCAAGGAGAGAAGATTGCAAGTTTATTTATTGATAATAAATTCAGGTCGAAAAGAGATTTAGGAACGAAGCTTGTTAAGATGGTAGGACTTTATGATACTGCACCTTACATAATGAAAGTGTTAGGCGGTTCATTAAGTGATGAAATGATACAAGTATTACAACAGCAAAACCTTTATACCCCTTCACAGTTTAATCAAGGGGTTGGGTATATAAAAATGAATCAGCAAAACCAACTTACAAAGATGGAATGGCTTAACAATGCTGAGTTTGAATTGACTGTTACAGAAGAAACGCTTAGCGAATCAAGACGACAGCAAAAATATCTGATGTATTTAGAAGCTGAGAAGTCAGAC